AGACTCCACCGACACTGTGCAGGTGAATGGGTATATGGGGGTGGGGGGTGCTGCCAGCGGGGCGTATAACATATTAGCAAGAGGTTCTACTACTAGCGGTAGTAATCAATATTCAATTGGTTCAACTGCTGTTTTGTCTGGAACTACAAATTCTGCTGCTTTCCTAGCAGGCAATTCAATTGCAGATTCTGTTGCCGTAACTAATGCCAGTGGCGCTCGTATCCTAAATGTAACTCTGGGTACTAGCGCGTCTATCACAAGTCAGCACGGCATTCGTATTGAAGATTTGACATCTGGCACAAACAACTTCGGCATTACCTCTCTAGTTTCCTCTGGCACCAACAAGTGGAACATCTATGCGTCAGGTACTGCGGCGAACTATTTTGCTGGCAACGTCCAGTTTGCTGCTGGCTCTGCTGCCGCCCCTGCCCTGACCCGGTTCGGTGATGACAACACCGGCATCTTCTTCCCTGCGGCTGACACTATTGCTTTTGCTGAAGGTGGTGCAGAGTCTATGCGTATCACCAGCGCAGGTGAAGTTTTAGTGGGCGGTACTGCGGACCTTAGTTCTTTTTCTGGTGGACTTTCGCTTCAAAGAACAAACCAAGCTCCAAATTTTAATTTGTATAGAAACGACACTTCAGTAAGTAGTGGCAATGTTTTGGGTTCAATTGGTTTTTGGGGTAACGATACTACATCTAATACTCCAACTACACTTGCTTTCATTAACGGTACAGCATCAGGAGATCACGCTGCTGGAGATAACCCCACAGATTTAACGTTTGGTACTACGGCTGTTGGTTCTGCAACTGTTACCGAACGCATGCGCATCACCAGCGCAGGCAACGTCTCCATCGGCGGCACAGCAAATCGAGCCACCACGGTCGGCACCAATGCACTGCAAATCTTCGACGGCACGGCTCCTGTTGGCACTCTTGCAAACGGCGTGTCGTTTTACTCAGCCGCTGGTGAAGCAAACGTCATGGACGCAGCCGGTAATGCAACGCTGCTGTCTCCGCACGATTCTGAAACCAACGAATGGATTTTCCGTTCCAAACACACCCCGTCAGGTAAAGTCCTGCGGATTGATGTGGAGCGCCTGCTTCGTTTCGTCAACGACCATTTTGGCCTTGATGCGGTCAAAGAATTTGTAGAGGAGTAAATCATGGAGTGGAGCATAAGTTCTCTTGAATGCCGTGTGCAAGAAGGCGATCTCTCGGATGTAGTGATCACCGTTCACTGGCGCTGTTCGAAAACCGAGGTCGATGGTGACAAGACATATTCTGCAAGTGTTTACTCTACTTGTTCTGTTCCTGCTCCAGACGCCTCATCCTTTACAAGTTACGCTGACTTGACGCAAGATCAAGTCTTGGGATGGGTTTGGGCGAACGGGGTCGATAAAGACGCTACCGAAGCCGCAGTAGCACAGCAGATTGCTCTACAGAAGAACCCTGTTGTAGTGTCACCACCTCTGCCCTGGGTGTAATCATGGAACTTGAAAACCGCTTCTCAGCTCACGAACAGGTCTGCGCTGTTCGATACGAAGGGATCAACGCAAGACTCAAACGGTTAGAGCAGATCCTTATTGGCAGCGCAGGGTTTATCATCGTGCTGTTGCTGGGTCTGGTTCTGAAGGTGTGACATGATCGAGGTTGCCGTAGCATTGGCCACTGCCGAGGCTGCGGTAGAGGGCATCAAGAAGGCTATCTCGATTGGGCGCCAGGCGAAAGATTGTTTGGGCGAGTTCATGCAGCTGTTCGACGCGCAGGATCAGATCCAAAAGGCGAGCAACGAAGAGCGTGCGAAGAAACCTGGGTCTGCAATGCAGCAGGAGGCTGCGTCGAATCGGTCTGCAATGTCCGAAGCGCTCGAGTCTGTTATCGCTGCTCGCCGAGTTCGAGAGATGACTGACGAGCTCAGGCAATACCTAATCTGGTCTGGACAGGGCGATGTGTGGGATGAGATCCATGCAGAGCACAATGCAGTCGTGCAACGGCGAAAGGCGGCTGAATTGGCAGCTCAGCGTGAGAAAGAACGGCTAGAGAAACAGCGCAAGGAACGAGCTCTGCTGGCTGTTGTTATCGGTCTTGGCGGGATCATTCTGTATCACATCAGCGCATACATCTATGAGGCATGGCCGCGATGAAAGACGAAAAAGACATCCTTGCTTTTACTCTGGCAATCTCTGGTTTTGTCATCTGCCTGCTGATTAGCTTTGTATGGTGAGCCATGACCACAGAACAGATCGAGAGTAGGGTGTGGGCGGTTATTGCCCTATCACTCACATTCATCCTGGTGATATCTGTTGTCTCCATCATCCTCGGCGTATTATTTGTCGAGCATGACATGGAGAACATCAGCCCGATTGATGAGAAATTTCTATCAATCCTGAAAGACGTAATGATGTTGTCTATCGGCGCTGTTGGTGGTATCGCTGGCCGCCAGGGTGCTAAAACCGCTGCTGAGCTGCTGAAGGGGAAAGATGATGCTTCCGGTGCTTAGTGCGTTGCTACCGTTTGCTGGCAAGGTTCTGGATAAAGTCATCCCCGACCCAGAGGCTAAGGCCAAGGCTCAGGCAGATCTTGCCAAACTAGCGCAGGACGGTGAGCTGGCTAAGATGGCTAACGACACCAAGCTGTTCGAGGTGGAGCAGAACAACCTCACAGACCGCTTAAAAGCCGACATGGCGAGCGATTCTTGGCTGTCCAAGAACATACGTCCAATGACGCTTATAGCGATCCTAGCTGGCTATTTTACGTTTGCGATGATGTCTGCGTTTGGTAAAGATACGAATGCAAACTATGTCGAGCTTTTAGGGCAGTGGGGCATGTTAATCATGTCGTTCTACTTTGGAGGCAGGACGCTTGAAAAGATCATCGACATGAAGGCCAAACGATGATTACGCTCGAACAACTGCGGGTATCAACTGGAGCAACAGAGGCTAACGCAGCCAAATATTTGGATGCCATCAACAATGTTCTAGGTTTGTACCAGATTGACACACCTCGAAAGATCGCAGGTTTCTTGAGTCAGGTCGGGCACGAGTCCGGTGGGTTGTCTATCGTTGTCGAGAACCTGAACTATCGTGTCGAGGCTCTGTTGTCGATGTTCGGTCGCCACAGGATCAGCGAGGAAGACGCCAAACGGTACGGGCGCACTCCTGATAGACCTGCCAATCAGGAAGCTATTGCGAACTGCTTATACGGCGGTTCCTGGGGCGCAAAGAGCCTGGGTAATACCGAGATAGGTGATGGGTGGAAATTTCGCGGCAGAGGCTTAAAACAGCTCACAGGGCGTCTCAATTATCGTATGTGTGGTGATGCTCTAGGGTTGAACCTAATCGACGATCCTGACTTGCTTGCAGAGCCTACAGCGGCGGCATTGTCTGCTGGCTGGTTCTGGGCATCCAGAAGGCCGATGGGGATAGAGGAAGCCGCCGAGAATCAAGATGTAGCCAAGATAACCAAGCTGATTAACGGCGGCGATATAGGGCTGACTCAGCGCACAGCGTTGTTCCGTCGTGCGCTAGAAATTCTTTAAAACGGCAGATCGTCTTTAAAGCCGTCTTTAGGACGAGGCTCCATTAGTGTAGCCCAGCCATCCCAGTTGACAGGGATTGTGTCAATCTTGATGGCGAGCTTGCCTGATTTAGTCTCCATTACCGTGCCGATTTTAGACCAGCGCGTCTTTTCTTCACCATCTTTTGTGTACTTGCCGATTGCTGCTGATATTTCATACTTAATCATTTTTGTTCCAGTTTGCTGATTGCTGTTTGAGTTTCGTTCAAGAAGTCTCGGACTTTGTTTTCCAAATCGGTTATAGCCTCCTGTGTTGGTTGGAACCTGACGACGAACAAGCGCAAATGCTCCGGTAGGCGTGGATCGAAACTCACAAAATCGCACCATTTTTTCCCTGTTACTGCGAGTTGAGCCATCATTTGAGGTTGATGTTTGGCAGGTGATTTCTTGCCAAGAATCCAGTCTAGATGAGTGGTTGTATTGGGGCACTTGATTTCGATGAGCCCCTCACCTACAACGCCGTCTGGAGACGCACCGAACCACTCCATAGACGGATGCTTGATGAAGCCAACCTCCTCGACTAGATCGTGCTCAGCCTGATACGCAGCGCGGGCTAAAGGTTCTGTTTCGGTGCCCCATTGCATAGCAGCGTTGGTGAACGACTCCTGTTGCTGTCCGGTGAGTCTCTCAGCTATCAACTGAACCATGTAATTCCTGCGTGTGGCGGTGTCTTTCCCGGCAATGGCATCTGACACCCTGGATGCTGTGACATGTCCTAGCCTAGCCTGGAACCATTCGTCTGTGCGTTGGTTCATTTTTTGTACGCTCGCACAAATGATTTCATTGGGTATCTCCAGATTGGCTGATCGTAGAACCTGCGCTGATGAAGCTCATGTTCCTGCCAGAACAGATGTGGTTTTGCTTTCTTGATGGACGCAATGGCGTCGTCTAGTGCCTTGTTGTCGCCAATTTTTTGATAGGGCAGCTTCCAATCGACTTTGCGAACGTACTGTTTCAGTTCTGGGAACATTTTTCGACTCCTGTTTGTGTGATGCTGTAAAACAACATGGGTTTACCGTTGATGAGCTTAGCGCCTGCACGCTGGATAAAACCTTTTCTCTCCAGTTGGATGAGCCTGGGTGAGATCGACCGATACAGAACGTCCGGCATGCTGTCAGCGATCTCCTGGCACGTTTGGTTAGGCGTGTCATGCAAGCGTTTTAGAACCTTCATGGCAATCGTCTCCGCACGCTGGGGAGTCATTGCATTTTTGCTTGTCTCCGGGTCTGTCGTGCGGGACATTGGCATAAATGGCCACGGGCTATTTAGCATTGTTCAGCTCCATCAGTTGCGCTTTCCTGTCGTTCTTTGCAGATTCCAGCATGGCCAAGGCTGACTTGTTGTTTTGGAAAACCTTGTAAGCCTGGGCGTAGGCTGTTTTAAGGTCGTCCATAGATGCCGCGGCGTACATAGCATCAAGCATGGGTTTCGGGTCGTGCTTGCTGGCAGCGTTACCGTCATCGTCTTCTGGGGCTACCGCGCAGGCGGTCATAAGGCTATACCTGCGAGCATAGGTGAGCGCCGAGCCATAGCCCTGTGGGTCGTGTTTGCTGGCAGGGACATGGAGTTTTCCTGCTGAGTAAGTCTCGCCTGACTCGTGTACAAACACTGTTTCAACAATCACCCCGTCCTGGCACTCGTGCGTCTGCTGGATAAGCGCGATGCCGTTGATGTTGAGTGCGTCAATCACCGCTTCTACGACTGCTGCCAAATCTGCGTACCGGCTCTTGAAGTGCGGGTTTGTTGAGCTCTTGAGTGCTGGGCCGAATGCTCGTTGTGCTTTCACTAACGCTGTTGCTATCTGTTGCATAGTTCCCTCTGAATGATTGCCACTTGTTGATGTACTGTTGCTGCTCTGATGGAGGCACCCAGCCGTGCCTCTTGAACGTGTTCAGGACGTTTGTTGCTGCTGCTGGCGTCCACACAAAATCAGAATTCAAAATAGATCCCAAAGAAACCTCCCGATAGTTGACACCTCTCCCACTGACATGTCTACTAGGGTAATCCCTAGCATGACTCCAAACGCTACAAATACGGCAAGCTGAAGAATCTTCATGCCGCCCACCCTTGTTTTTTGTAGAACGCAAACACGATCTGCCTTGCGCGGGTTTCAACAAACAAGTCGCGGAGCTTGTCGGCAACCCAGATGACCTCAGACGGGTTGCGACGGATTGCGTCCTCAATCTGATTCTGCACATCGAGGTAACGATCATCCAGGTTGTCATACATGAAGTCTGCAAACTCGGACTGCGGCAGTTCGTGGTATTCCTGAAGGGCGTCTTTGCGAGCTGCGTCCCACATTTCTTGCTCTGCGCCAGACCAGAAAAACACTTCAGCGTCATCAAGAATCGGTTCTTCGTACATGTCAATCTCCCGTGTTGGTAACGCCATTGTGCAGGTTTGGTATGTGCCTGACAAGGAAAATATTTTTATAGATTTTACAGCATCATTAGCTTTTCTCTATTGCAGCTTAGTAGCAATGTGTAGTATTCTAGCATTTTTGGAGGAGCAATGAATCCTTATCTAAAGCTTGCAATAGCGATGCTAGGCGGCACGAACGAGGCTGCGCAAAAGCTCGGTGTATCTCGGTACTCCATCTACCAGTGGAGTCAATCCATCCCTCTCAAGCGAGCCTTGCAGATAGAGGAGATGACGGGCGGGCAGGTGTTGGCGTCTCAACTGAAACCGGAATTTTTCAATGAACTTAAGACATAACATTGTCTCCGTCTCTGGCGGCAAGGACTCCACTGCTCTGCTGCTGCTGGCTATCGAGCGGAAAACGGAGAACCTACAGGCATGGTTCGCGGATACCGGGCATGAGCACCAGCAGACCTACGAGTACATCGAATACCTGTCGCGGAATGTCTGGCCTATCAGGACGATCAAGGCAGACTTCTCCGCACAGATCGCACGAAAGCGCGAATTTGTAGCTACGAAGTGGCGCGAACAAGGAATCCCAGAGGAGCGCGTCCTGAAGGCCTTGGAGGCGCTTGTTCCGACTGGAAACCCATTTCTTGACCTGTGCTTATGGAAAGGCAGGTTCCCGTCTACAAAAGCTCGGTTCTGTAGCGAAGAATTAAAGCGCAACCCTATCGTTGAGGCCCAGATAGAACTGTTGGATGCTGGAGACGAAATCTGGTCATGGCAGGGCGTTAGAGCAGACGAAAGCATTGCTCGCAGAGACTTGCCGGAACTGGATGAGGTTGGTGGAGGCCTCTGGAACTATCGCCCGATCCTGAAGTGGACAGCAGATGACTGCTTTGCCATGCACAAGAAGCACGGCATCAAGCACAACCCTCTCTATGAACAAGGTATGGGTCGAGTAGGCTGCATGCCTTGCATACACGCTCGCAAAGATGAGCTGCTTGAGATCAGCCGCAGGTTTCCCGAGGAAATCAAGCGGGTCGCCGAGTGGGAGCGGGTCGTTAGCGCCGCAAGCAAACGAGGCAGCAGCACGTTCGGCGTCGGAGTCGACATCAGCGTGTCCAGCATCCATTCGGTCGTCGAGTGGGCAAAAACTGGCCGTGGCGGCAAGCAATACGATTTCTTAAGAATGGAAGAAGGCCCATCCTGTTCATCTATTTACGGACTTTGCGAATGAACTTAACCGCACGATCAATGGCCCTGTTGCGTGAGCGAGGCTACCAAGTGGCGACTGTTGAGCATTACAACGCTTTTACCAAGCGCAAGCATGACTTGTTCGGCTGTATCGACCTGCTGGCCATCGGAAACGGGGAGACTGTGGCTGTCCAGGTGACAAGCAAATCCAACTTGGCAGCTCGCAGACACAAGGTCGAGGAGGCCGAGGCTTACCCTGAGATGCTGCGGTCAAAGTGGCGCGTCATCCTGCATGGGTGGTTCAAGGAGAACAACAGGTGGCAACTCAAGGAGGTCGAGCTATGATCTTCCTGCTAACCAGCGAGAGTACCCGCAAACAGGCTTTAGAGGCCCTCAGAAACGTCAAACTAGGTATGGTGGTACGTATAGAGCCATCCAGCCGTACAAACGCTCAGAACGCATTCTATTGGGCCTGCCTATCCGCCATTAGCGATCAGATCCGGCCAGGGAAAGAGCACAGCAGGGATGTGTGGCACGAGTATTTCAAACAGTTGTTCTTGACAACAAGGATGCTGGAGTTGCCAAACGGTCAACTGGTAGAGCAACAAGCATCGACTGCGAGTCTCAACAAAGCCGATTTCTCAACATATGTTGAACAGGTGTTGCAATGGGCGACGGAGCGGGGTCTGATCTGGACAGACGATATGAATGTGATGCGTGCGGAAAACGCCATGCTTCAGCCCGATTGACTGTTCTGCCAGACGGAACAGAGGTGGGCTTACAGTCGAAGGAGTTTGCTCTGTGGTGCGAGGCTAAGTGGTATCTGTCTCAGACAAAGCGCAAGCAATCTGAATACATTGACAAGTTGTCGGACGCCAGAAAAGACCAGTTGAGGCCCTATGTTCAGAAGCACAAAGCTCTTAAAAGCAGTTAGCACCCTCTCCTGCCAGCACTGCGGGATGGATGGCATGACCCAGGCAGCGCATGCTAACTGGGGCGTCTACGGCAAGGGGTTGGGGATGAAAGCGCACGACTGCTTTGTGGCTGCTCTGTGTGTGGACTGCCACAGGGAGTTAGATCAGGGTAAAAGGCTGTCCGCAAATGAGCGTCAGCAGATGTGGGAGACTGCTTTTAGAAAGACGCTGGTGGCGCTGTTTGAGTCTGGCAAGGTAAAACCGTAAGGTTTGTGTAAGGTTGCAAGTTCACAATGGCTTGCGTATGATCAGTTCTGCGCCGTGAGAAGCGCATAGCAGGTCAGCGAGACAGTCTCTATCGGGCTGGTCTATCTGACCGTTTCTTACCCGTTCTGGGTGTGACCTGCCGGAATTCTCACCGGATAGGCCAGCACCGATGGAGATTGTTGTGCACTCGTACTTGTTTCATTTGGGCGACTACTCGTCTCATACGAGCCATCTGTCGCCAATGGAAGATCTTGCCTATCGAAGGCTGATCGACCTTTATTACCTGCAAGAAGGCCCCCCTATAGGCACCCCAATGGCCATTTCTCGGCGTATTCGTATGCCAGCAGAAATCGCAGCCGTGCAACAGGTTCTACACGAATTTTTTGAGGAGGAATTGTCCGATTCTGGAGACAATTCGGCGAGCGTTTGGCGCAACAAAAGATGCGATGAAGAAATCGAGAAATATCAATCACTTAAAGAATACGGTCGCAAAGGGGCGGCAAAGAGGTGGGATAAGGGTGGCGATAGGGTGGCTATAGCATCCCCATTGGCTACCCAATGCGACCCCAATGCAAACCATGAACCATTAACCATTAACCATAAACCATTAAGTAATACGCCTCGCAAGCGAGTCGAACGACCAGATGACGTTATTGAGTCAACTTGGGAAGCGTTTTTGCAGCTACGCAAGGAGAAGCGAGCAGCGGTGACGGATGTTGCGATCCAGGCGATACGGAAAGAGGCGAACAAGGCTGGGGTGTCGCTAGACGCTGCGATGCGAGAGATGTGCGCTAGAGGTTGGCAGGGATTCAAGGCTGACTGGATGCACAAGGAAGTTAAAAAGTCTGACGTTGTTGCCGTTATGACTGGGCGCAAAGAGAGTATTGATCCACGAATTCAGGAGCATATCGATGCAATCCTCCCCCCGCTTTCCTTACGCTAGTTCCGTGTTTGAGCGGTTTCGCATCCTGTACGGGTCGCAGAAACTTGCTCTCATGTATGAACATGATGACAACGCAATCATGCCTGCTATGGAGGCATGGGAGCAGTTTCTTACAAGCCAAAAGCCAGAAGTTGTCCGCAAGGTGCTTGCTACGTTGCCAACCCTATCGCGTGAGTGGCCGCCAAACCTTTCCGAGTTTATTGGCATGTGCCGAGACTTTGATCGTGTCGAGCAACGCGAGAACGTAGCCCTGCCAGCTCCAAAGCAGGTGACAGAGGAAGGCAAACGGGTTCTGGCTCAACTAAAGGCTGTTCTTGAAAGCAAGAGGGTGAAATGACTTGCCGCTGCGAAGCTGAGAAACACAAGTACCCGCTATCGCCTGACCAGATTGACCAGACGGGAGACTGCGCTGTGGAGATCTATGTTTGCCTGGAGTGCGGGGCACAGAGAATGCGGGTTTTCCCCAATAGACCAGATGAACAACTTCCGAGAGACTACGAATGATGTGTCCTGCATGCACAACGGACGTACGGCACAGAACCGTCAAGGGTGAGTTTCGGTACTACGCTTGCCCGTGCGGTGAGAGATGGAAAACACAGGAAGTTATCCGAGAACGTGGGGTGAAGTTTGAACCCCGTAAAAAAGAAGGGAAGACGAGATGACCCAAGACGACATCCTGCGTATCGCAAAAGAGGCGGATGTATGGGTTGCTGGTCAAACGCCGTATCAGACGCAGCTAGAACGCTTTGCAGACCGCATCTTGGAGCATATAGCCTATGACGACATCCACACATGCAACGCCCAGCGTCCTGCGTGTGTTAGGGAAGCGGTGCAGGCCGAGCGTGAGCGATGTATTCGTGAAGTCATAAGAATCTGCGACAGCAGAGGTGCCTATCATGTAATGGACGACATCATCGACCACTTTGGGGTAGAGATATGAGCATTGCAGCCATGAAACAAGCGCTGGAGGCGTTGGAGAAGTCAGTTGCTACCTGCTTTCATGAGTACACCCATGAGCAGGTAATGAGTTTTCCAGAGCATTTCATCAACCAGACTATTACCGCCCTACGCGCTGCTATCGAGCAGGCTGAGAAGCCGGTGGCGTGGCGATGGAAAGAAGTTAAGGGCGAGTTCGTCGGCCACTGGGTGCTTACGGTAATCGAGCCGCCGCCTTACGTCACAGAATCTATGCCGCTCTATACCGCTCCGCGCCAATGGGTCGGTCTGACCGATGGGGAGAAGCGTCAGATTATGCTTAACGATCCAATCGATTGGATTGCTGCAATCGAAGCAAAGCTGAAGGAGAAGAACGATGTTCTACGGTCAGTGTAACGATTGTGGTGAACGCTGGGAGCTTGGGACGGTAAGCACTTGCAAATGCCCAGACCTCGTGACTTGGGATGCTTCAGCGCCACTGGTTGTTACACCGCATCCTGGGTTCAAAAAGCCTTGGATTGGACTGACGGATGAAGATATCAAGCAGGGGAAAAAAGAGTCCTGGGTATCGGAACAAGCGTTTGAGTCGGCAGTCTGGTGGGCAGAGGCGAAGCTGAGGGAGAAAAACCAATGAAATTCAAACGAGGCGACACTGTTCGCAAAGTATCTGGTTCTCAGTGGCACGGGGTCATTGTAGGAACCTACTCCACGACACTAACCCCAGAGGGTTACGCAGTCGAGAGCTGGACAGAGAAAGGGTCTGTACAGATCTACCCTGCCAAAGCACTGGAACATTGGACGCCTGCGCCTGTAGCCTGGAGGGTAGATGATGGTAACGGTGATTACTCTTATTTTGACAACCGCTGGGGAGTGATTCCGCCAAATGCAGAACCTTTATACGACCGATGAGGGGGTGCAATCGACGCCAGAGGAGCGCCTGATTGCTGCTGTCATTGGCCTTGCATTGAGAGACGCCTGCATGAAACCTATCAAGGTAAACAACAGGATGGAGCTGCAATCAGAAGCGCAATCGGCGCATAAATTCATCTGGTCGGACGCAATAGAGTCTTATTTGCATTGGCTGGATATTGACGCTGGGCAATTCCGTTCTCGAATAACATCAATCATGCAGAACACAGACAACTTCAAGATTGGCGGTTTTTCACCCGAGGAACGCAGGGCATTCCGTTTCAATAAAACTTTGTGGGAGGATTTATGGTCGACTACTCAGAAGGGTGCTTGAGTCTCAAGAAAAAGGCTCATCAGATTTATGACCTGCTTGTACACGAGCGCTATCAAGAAGCCAAAGACATGTGTATCGAGGTCATCGCAGACGCTCGCCTGTTGTCAGCTCAGATTGAGTTGCAACGAAAGGATTGATTATCATTGCTGACACTTAACTTTTTGGGTGCAGCGATGATCGAATGCAAGAAGTGTCTGCGGATGTTTCAGAACCAAAAGGCCCTAGAGAAGCACACTGTAGGCCCAGCATCATCCAGGCGATGCAAAACGCTGTCAGAGCTAGAGCAGACACACAAGAGGGTTGGTAACGAATGGTTGTTGAAGAAAAACTGATCCGCTGGATCAAAACCATCAAAACGCCACACACAACGCAAACCATTGCCGACAGGTTCATGGTGACTAAGCGACACACCATCAACGTGCTGGACAATCTAGAAACCCGTGGGATTGTGGCTAGACTGAAGAAGGGAAACCGTGTACACTGGAAATGTCTCCTGTGAAGTTTTGCCCCTCTTTAGGGGCATTTTTTTATGATTCCCAAGCTCCTGCACATTGTCTGGGTTGGAGACGAATCAAAAACCCCTCACGCAGCGATCAACACTTGGAAGCTTCTGAACCCTGACTACAAGGTCACGGTTTGGAACAACAAGTCACTCCAACGTGGGTGGAGGCTTGCACAGCGGATGCGACACTACTGGGGCAACTTCCCTGGTGTAGCAGACTGCATGCGCTGGGAGATCCTGTACGAGCTTGGCGGCATTGCGTTAGACGCTGATTCCGAGTGTGTGCGATCTTTGGAAGACTGGTTGCTGGAACCAGACCTATTCGCCTGCTGGGAGTCCGAAATCTCCAGACCTGGATTGATCGCCAACGGTGTCGTTGGGGCGGTTCCAGACCACCCACTTATAGGTCAGATCATCCAAGACATGCTCGACCAAGACCCTGGGAACCTACCGCCGTGGCAATACTCCGGGCCTGTCAGACTTACCCAGACCGTCCATAACCACCAGTTCAGAGACATCACCATTTACCCCAGTCATTACTTTCTGCCGAAGCACTTTGCTGGCGAGATGTACAAGGGTTCTGGACAGGTTTTCGCTACTCAGGAGTGGAACAGCACCAGGAGGGTCTGGTGATGCTGTTTATCGTCAACAGCGCAATATGCAACGATGATCGTCGTCTACAGGAAACATTGGAGACGCTAGAATCGATTTGGACGCGCTACCCTACTGCGGAGATCTGGATCGCAGAATCGTCGCCTGTAGCCCTTTCTAGCGCGTTTGTGGGGTGTTTGCCAGCTAGGGCTAGATTATTCCCGTTCTGGGATGACGAGCATGTCAAGTTTGTTGCCAGCAAACCGTGGAATCTTGGGTTCCGAAAGTCAGCGACAGAGGCGTATACCACTAGGGAGCTTTTACGTCAGCCGATCTATGCTGATCGCGTGTTTAAACTGTCTGGGCGATATGTGCTGACGGACGACTTCGACCCTGAGAGTCACAAACTTGCGACCTTCCGCGAGAGATTGCCGACCGGGTTTAGCCAGGAGGAGTGCGGGACAGACGGAATGCTGATGACCCGGCTCTATTCATTCTCAAGAGAGCTGGTGCCTGAAATCAGGCGTGTGCTGGGAGAAATACAGCAATTCCATTGGCGGCAATGGGAGTCTGGTCGGGTATTCGATTTAGAGCATGGATTCTGGAAATTCCTACCACGTGACATTTTGTACGAAGTGGGTAAAATAGGGGTACGTGGCCGGATTGGTCATCTCGAACATTATGTGGAGGATTAAATGCCTATCACCAGCAAAGCCCAGCAAAGGCTCATGTACGCAGCCGCTGGCAGCAAGAAGATGGCTAAGAAAGTCGGTGTGCCAATGTCTGTGGCCAAAGAGATGATCGAGAAAACTCCCAAGAAGGCATACGCCAAGATGCCTGGGCGCAAAAAATGAAAGCGATCTGGGATAAGCCCCGTCCTAAAAAGCTGGGCAAACCTGACCCGTTGTCGGCCAAGGAAAAGAAGTCGGCAAAGGCGATGGCTAAGGCTGCTGGCAGACCCTATCCAAATTTAATTGATAACCTCCGCGCAGCAAGGAAAAAATGATGGGTACTACCAACCAGCCGAATTACAAAAAGAAACCAAAGCCTGCCAAGAACAACGCTCCAGCCTATCCGAGTAAAAAGAAATGAACTGCCCAATTGTTACGCAGGATCAGAAGGCAAACGATAAAAACCGCGAAAAGGCGGTATCTGCTGCCAATTACCGGGAAGCCGACGAGGAGGAATACTCCTGCGGCAAATGTGGAGCTTTCATCCAGACACCGGAGATGATGGAGTGCATGGGCACGGATGACGATGATTATGGGTATTGCACGCAGAACGACTTTGTGTGTAGCGAGGATATGACCTGTGATCGTTGGCTGTCTGGTGGCCCTGTCAAGGGAATGAACCCCAAGCAGAAGATCCTGCTGAAAATTGCCAAGCTGCTGGAAGAAGAATGAGTGCGGCGTGGACTCGCAAGGCTGGCAAGAACCCCAAAGGCGGGTTGAATGAGGCTGGACGCAAGTCTTACGAGCGAGAGAACCCTGGGAGCAATCTAAAGGCTCCTGTCAAGTCTGGCGATAATCCGAGGCGAGCATCGTTTCTGGCAAGAATGGGGAACATGCCTGGGCCGGAGTACAAGAACGGTGAGCCTACCCGGTTGTTGCTGTCGCTGAGAGCGTGGGGCGCGTCATCCAAAGCGGACGCCAAGGCTAAGGCAAAGGCTATCAGCCAACGAAATAAAAAGTGAACCTAACGATATTCCACAAGCCATTTTGGCATGCAATAGCTGATGACTGTCTACAAGAGGCAGACGAAATAGCCGCAGAGTTCCCACATCAAGACGACCCGTGCTGGTTCCGATACGACAACCCGTTAGAGACCAAGCAAACCTGCAACAACTGGCAGAGATTCGGGCCAGCCACCTACAGAGCGTTGACAACCTTAGCGGGGCTTGCAGGCGAGTTTGGCTCATTAATAGGTGAGCACATCATTGCTGACTACGGTTTGCACGGTGGTGGACTCCATCAGCACGGCAAAGGTGGAAAGCTCAATGTGCATCTGGATTACAACATCCATCCAAAGCTGAACCTTCAGCGCAGGCTAAACGTCATCGTTTACCTGACGCCGGACTGGGATGAAGACTGGGGTGGGCATCTAGGACTGTACGACGGCAGGAAAAAGTTGGTAAAAGAGATCACTCCAGTATTTAACCGAGCGGTCATTTTCGATACTCGTGGTTCATGGCATGGACTACCGGAGCCGATAGATTGTCCTGATAACGTCACCAGAAACAGTCTAGCTATGTACTATCTATGCCAGCCAGGAATAACAGATAACCGTCAGCGAGCGTTATATGCGCCGACCAAAGAACAGGAAAACGACCCGTATATTAGCGAATTGATAGCAAAGCGTAGTAAACTCGCATGACTTTAGTAGGAGTGCGTATGCAGGTAGAGCAGATCAGCATCGAAAATCTGATCCCTTATGTTAACAACGCCAGGACTCATTCGGACGCGCAGGTTGCACAGATTGCAGCGTCAATCAAAGAGTTCGGGTTTAACAATCCTGTCTTGATAGCCGACGACAACAGTATTATTGCTGGCCACGGCAGGGTGATGGCTGCTCGCAAGCTAGGCAAAGATACGGTTCCTGCTGTAAGGTTGTCGCATCTTACGGAGATGCAGCGCAAGGCTTACATCCTGGCTGACAATAAGTTGGCGCTGAACGCTGATTGGGACAACAGTCTGCTGGCGATTGAGCTTGCCGACTTGAAAGACCTAGGGTTTGACACAGACCTAACCGGATTCTCAGCCGATGAGATTGCTGCGCTGATGCCGGTAGAGTTGACGGAAGGGCTGACGGACGAGGACGAGGTTCCAGAGGCTCCGGTTGATCCCGTCACAAAGTTGGGTGACGTATGGCTGCTTGGCAAGCATCGGTTGATGTGTGGAGACTCTACTAGTATTGAGGCGCTCGAGGAATTATGCCAAGGTCAGTCTGTTGATATGTGGCTGACTGATCCTCCATACAACGTTGCCTATGAGGGTAAAACAAAAGATGCCCTAAAGATTCAGAACGACTCAATGAGCGACGACCAGTTTCGACAGTTTCTGCGGGATAGTTATGTCGCTGCGGATGCGGTTATGAAGGCTGGGGCGGTGTTTTACATTTGGCATGCTGACTCGGAAGGGTATAACTTTAGGGGCGCGGCTCAAGATGCTGGATGGAAGGTGCGCCAGTGTTTGATTTGGAAGAAGCAAACGATGGTGATGGGGCGTCAGGATTACCATTGGAAGCACGAGCCATGTCTGTACGGTTGGAAGGATGGTGCTGGACACCTGTGGGCAGCAGATCGAAAGCAAACAACAATCCTAGAATTTGATAGACCGTCTCGAAACGCAGAACACCCGACGATGAAGCCGGTGGCGTTGTTTGAGTACCAACTGCTGAACAACACGAAGGGCGGCGATATCGTGCTTGACTCGTTCGGCGGCTCTGGCACAACCATGATAGCTGCCGAGAAGAACGGGCGCGTGTCACGATTGATGGAACTTGACCCAAAGTACTGCGACGTAATCATTAAACGCTGGCAAGACTTTACCGGCAAGACCGCGACGCTAGAGGAAACTGGTCAGTCATTTAATGAACTTTCGGATATAAAAAATGCAAGGCAAGCGGCATAAACCGTCAGATGAGGATCGTCGGCTA